TCAAGGTTCTGGCGCTCTGACTGCAAACAGCAACCGCTACTACAGACGTGTACAGGTCGCAAACCTCATGTGATCCAGATTTCACATATATACAAGAGGACCTTCGGGTCCTCTTTTTTTATCAATTTCTATTATGACTAAACTATTCGTTCTTCCTCTCATGCTTGCTACGGCAGTGAGCATCACTGGAGGTACTTCTGTAGAAGCAAAACCTGGAAGGTTCCATGGTTCTCCTGGTCCTGGTGGTAATCCTGGAACCATTCATCGTCCAAGGAGACGTTGCACATTCAAACGTCCATGTTCACCAATGCCTGAACTTCCTGATTTTGGTACTCCAATGCCTAGGGGTGGATTACAACCTTATCCTGGTACACAATGGCGGCGTTAATGTATCTTAGTATACAAAAAATAAGAGTTGTTGCTGGGGACAAAGTACCTATCGTTTTTGTCAGCATTTGCTTATAAGTAGTAGTAGAATTAAGTGAGGTGGAAAAATGAACCCTAACCCTTTCTATATTATTGTTCCCAGTTACAGAGGTGACTATGCACAACATAACCTCACGCAATCAATTGGATGAATGGCGTCATTTTGAAGATACTATCGATGAGATGGACATCGAAAACCAGAAACTAAATGACTACTATGAATGCCTAATTGAATGTGAAATCACACACCAAAATACTTGCAAACGAATATGTAAGGAGGTCCTTATGACCTAAATAAAGTTACCGTGTGAAGGAAGTGTCGGGGGTTTTAGGACCCCCGCTTTTTTTATGCTAAATAATTTTATAACTCTGAACCTTACATCATGGATTATAAACCATACTCCCCAGAGTGGCATAGAAAAAGATATCTCAAAGAAGCATTGGACATGTACTTAGATGATTATGTTTCCAATGAAGTAATTAAGAACGATATCTTTGACATTCTTATGGATCGATCTGATTCAGCATATGCTGACTGGAACAAGACAGAAGAATTGACATCGATGTTAGAATCTAAATAACACTGTATCTGGTGTAATTTTTTATGCTTTCTACTGCATATCGCCTTCGACTTGAATCCATCTGTCGTTGCATTGCTAATAAAGAGTATGTCCCTATCGAAGATATGATTTGGGCAGAAAAATTAGCAAAATCACATACCACTGCTAGAAACTTTATGAATCAAGCACGCCGTCAGGCTGCTCAAGATATCCAAGAAGGTAGCATGGATGATTTTATGAATAGGATGGGATTAGGTGACCCCGACCCATCCAATCACAAAACGGGGTTCACAGGTGCTGATGAAATTGTAGATTGGTTCCAGAGAGATAAACCTGACGACTGGAGACAGCGCGACTAATGGCAAACTGGTATACAGAACAACTAACTAATAAAAACTTTTTGTCCCCTATCGGGTTTTTATTCATTCTCGATAAAGCAAGTAAGGTTTCATTTCTATGTCAAAAAGTTGACATCCCAACCATTAGTTTGGGAGAAGTTAGTATTCCAACTAGAGGTTTAGTTCCCATCCCTGTTGAAGGAAACATGCGATATGGAGAACTATCTGTTGAGTTTATCGTGGATGAAAACTTAGAAAATTATATGCAGATCCATAATTGGATGCGTGGATTAGGTACACCTCAAGAATTAAAAGAAAGAAAACTTTGGAGGGAATCTAATCAAGATAGTCCTACACAAGATCCTAGATTTTCTGATGCCACTCTGCAAGTATTGAACAATAACAATGTTGCAAATTTTGATGTAGTCTTCAAGGATTTGTTTCCAGTTGAATTGACCACATTGTCATTTGATGTTACAGGTGGTGATAATGAGTTCTTGACAGCATCGGCAACTTTCAAGTATACTTTATATGAGATCAGAAACGTTAATAGTCAAACAAGAAGATGATCGAATGGAAGCAATACATGCTTGACAATTGGGTTCTTGATCCAAAAGAACGAAAACTTTTGGAAGAAGGACCTAAAAGTTTAGCGCAAGCATGGCACTTACAAGCACTTAAGTATCGTTATGAATCTAGAAACCCTACAAGAAATGTGGAAGACTGATTCCAAACTGGATGATGATCTTCATGACAATGATTCTATAGCAATTCCACAACTTCATATGAAGTACATGGAGTTTTATAATACCTATTCGTTGATGAAGAAAGATAGGGAATTAGAAATCAAACGCCTTCTAAAAGAAAAATGGTTGTATTACAAAGGGAAGGCACCTTCTTCTGTATATAAAGAGATGCCATTTGATCTCAAACTTACCACTAAGGAAGAGATCACAATGTTTATCGAAGCAGATGAAGACATGCAAAAACTTCAATACAAGGTAGACTACATAGATCAAGTGCTTTTCTTTCTTGATGGTGTTTTGCGTATGATTAACTCTCGCACTTACCATATCAAAAATGCTATTGAGTGGAAGAGGTTTCAAAATGGTTTCTAATGAATTACGGACTATACTATAAGGAAGTTGTTTTCAATCGCCGTGCAATGGAGATTGTCAATAGAATAATCTCAGCAAATTATAAATGGTCTCAAGGAAATATTCATAACGGCATTCAATCGAATAGAAGTTCACAGATAGCATGGGTGGGAGATAAGGAACTCCTGTCCATGCTTTTGCGTATGGTGAAACAAATTAATCGTCAAGCACATTGGAACTTGAATATCACTGGTATGGAAGCAGTGCAATATGGCAAGTATGGAACTGGAGATTTTTATGACTGGCATGTGGATCAACATCCAAAACCTGTCAGGGGTTTGGTAAGAAAGATTAGTATGACTATGTTCTTGAATGATCAGTACGAAGGAGGCGAGTTTGATTTGGAGATATATAAACCAGAGACAGATCCAAGATACGCAACCTTCAAGTTGAAATCTGGATCTGCCATTTTTTTCCAAAGTGATCAATGGCATAGGGTACGCCCTATCATCTCTGGAACTCGTGAATCTTTAGTGGCGTGGTTTTATGGACCTCCTTATTCGTAAAAAGAATGAAGTTTATTTAAAAGTAGATGCAGAACCAGGATTAAATTATGAACTAGCAGACTTCTTTACCTTTGAAATTGAGTCGGCAAAGTATATGCAGAAGACTCGACGTTATAAAGGTTGGGATGGAAAGATTCGTTTATACTCACCAGCAACAGGTGAGATATATTGTGGTCTCATTGATTATCTTTTGGATTGGGCGGATGAAAAAGGATACAAATATAAAATGGAAGACTGCGAATACTTCGGTCATCCATTAGAAAGAAATGATATGATTACCCCACAAGGTGTGGCAGGGTTTGTGAAATCCCTTCATCTGCCATTTCCTGTTAGGGACTATCAATACAAAGCAATATACGAGGCACTAAAATATAATAGACGCTTGCTGCTATCTCCAACAGCATCAGGTAAGTCTCTGATGATCTATGCATTAGTACGTTATCATAGAAATGCAAACAGAGATATCTTAATTGTTGTACCTACCACTTCTTTGGTGGAGCAAATGTACAAAGACTTTGAAGAATATGGATGGATGGCGACCAAAGATTGCCACAAAATATATGCGGGGGCAGAAAAATATACGGACCATGGCGTAGTAATTACCACTTGGCAATCTATTTACAAGGAACCGCGTAAGTGGTTTGACAGGTTTGATGTCGTGATCGGTGACGAGGCGCACCTTTTCAAAGCTAAATCTCTGACTTCTCTTATGAGTAAGTTGCATGAGTGTAAGTATAGAATTGGATTTACAGGTACACTTGATGGTGCCAATGTCAACCAGTTAGTTCTGGAAGGTGTTTTTGGTAGATGTTCTCAAGTTACAAAAACTAATCAATTAATGGCAGCAGGTCATGTTGCCAAACTCAAAGTAAAGATTGTGTTGTTGAAGCACGAAGAGAAATTGTTTGAGGGGTATCAGGATGAGATTGGATACCTTGTAGAGCATGAAGGTAGGAATAGATTCATTCGTAATCTTGCGCGAGATCTCAAAGGAAATACGCTGGTTCTATTCAACTATGTAGAGCGTCACGGACAACCACTTTACGACTTGATAAATAGTGGTACTGGGAGACCAGTATATTTTGTTCATGGCGGAGTAGATGTTGATGATAGAGAAGAAACCCGTAGGTTGACTGAGATTTCGGATAATGCAATCATTATTGCATCCTATGGTACTTTCTCTACTGGTATCAATATTAAAAACTTACATAACGTTATTTTCGCTAGTCCTTCTAAGTCCAGAGTTCGCAACCTACAATCCATCGGTCGTGTTCTAAGGAAAGGCGAAAATAAATCACAAGCAACATTATATGATATTGCGGATGACATCTCCACTGACAGGGGTAATAACTATACCCTCAATCATTTGATGGAGAGAGTCAAGATATACAATCAAGAAAAATTTCAGTATGAAATCATAGATGTAAAATTAAAGGCTTATGATTAACTACGCAAAACACGACGAAGAGTTCTACGGGATTTTCAAACTAGTTTCTGGTGAGGAAGTCCTTGGTAAAGCTGTAATTACAGATGATGAGAATGAAACTTTAGTATTCATTCAAGACCCAGTAGCGGTTCAAGTAATTACTAAAGAGATTGATGAACAAAAGGTTGCTCGTGGCATGGGATTCGCGCCATGGATGCAGATGTCTGATGAAGATTTCTTTATCATAAGAGAGAAGGATATTATTGCCGTCGCCTCTATGAAAAAAGAAATGATCATCCTCTATGAAGCATATCTCTTAGGAGAAGGCGGCATGGATAAAAAGAAAAAAGAAACCCACCTAGAACTAGATCAGAGTATGGGATATCTAGGTAGTATCGACAACGCCAGATCTTTATTTGAAAAGATCTATAGAAGCTAGAATATCTCTGAACCCTTGACATGGTTATTCTATCGAGACTTGACGTTTTTGTCAAGTGTGTTATAATGTACACAAAGCAAAAGTTATATGAAAAAACTTTCTCCGAAAAAGAAACAGCACTATGTAGATAACAAACAGTTCCTTGAAGCTATTGTAAAGTACAAGGAAGAGGTAACTTATGCTGCGGAGAATAGTCTGCCGAAACCTCGTGTGAATAATTACATTGGAGGTTGTTTTTTAAAGATCGCTACGCATTTATCTTACAGACCAAATTTTATTAATTACATGTATAAAGATGACATGGTGTGTGATGGCATTGAAAATTGTATTCAATATATTGACAACTTTGATCCTGCTAAGTCAAAGAATCCATTTGCGTATTTTACACAGATTGTATACTATGCTTTCCTCAGGCGTATCGCCAAGGAAAAAAGGCAGATGGATATCAAGGATAAGATCCTTGAGAAGTCTGGATATGATCATGTATTCAGTGTTGACGGCGACGGCGGATCGGAGTATAATCAGATTAAGTCCCGTGTCGAAATGAATTCTAAACGATGAGTGGTATTCCATTACTACACACACCAGACACTTTTAATCCCAATCGCCCTGGACCAGTTTACGATTTTACAGATGCTCCTTCTGATGTTAGAAGCATCATTCATTGTATTAACTTTTTAGGCGACGATTTGGTAGGTGCTGAAATCGGTGTGTGCAAAGGGTTTAGTTTTATGACCCTTTTACATAATTGTTCTATCAAAAAATTGTATGGTGTAGATAGTTATTTGCCATACGATGATTATTTAATTGAAAAATATGATGGGGTAACTGCTAATTATTCTATTGATGAGAAACAGATTAAGTATAATAGGGCAGTATGTTATAATAATATAGAGTATTCAGGACACAAAGATAAAGTAATCTTTCTCGAAAAAGATTCAAACGATGCAGCAAATGATATTGAAGATGCATCATTAGATTTTATCTTTATCGATACTTACATGACTTATGAACAAGCATGTCAAGATATTGAAACCTGGTATCCTAAAGTTAAACCTGGTGGTATTTTTGCTGGACATGATTACAGATGTCCTGTAATTGAACAGGTGATTACTAACTTTAGAAAGAAGAATAGTATTGATAACAGAATGAGTATTTTTGACAACACCTTTATTTGGTACAAATGAAAGTCCTTCTAATTACTGATCAGCACTTTGGTGTTCGTAATGACAACGTTCACTTTATTGAACATTATAAAAAATTTTATAGTGAGGTAGTATTACCTTTCATTGATACCCATAGTATTGATACTATCATCTGTTTAGGTGATACGTTTGACAAACGTCGTTCTATCAATTTCATGTCGCTGGAATCAGCGAAAGAAATGTGGTTTGGTCCTCTTGAAGAGAGAGGAGTTCGTATGCACATGCTAGTAGGTAATCATGATATTTACTACAAGAACACTTTACGAATTAACGCCCCAAGTGAGTTACTTGGAGAATATGGGAACATCAGTGTCTATGATAGACCTACTACCATTGATGTTGGTGGTGTTTCTATACTTCTTCTGCCTTGGATATGCGACGAAAACTACGATGAATCCTTTAGATCTGTTGCAGAAAGTTCTGCTCCTGTCGTTATGGGCCATCTTGAGCTTAACGGGTTTGAAGCTCATCCTGGTCATGTGATGCACAATGGTATGGATAAGTCATTGTTCAGTAAATTCAAACGAGTTTTTAGTGGTCATTATCACATGAAATCCAAGAAAGATAATGTACACTATCTTGGTAACCCATATCAATTATACTGGAATGATTACGGATGTAAAAGAGGATTTCACGTCTTTAATACAGACACTCTCAAAACTACTTTTTATCGGAATCCCTTTGATGTTTTTCATAAATTGTATTATAATAATGGAGTTAGTATTCCAGAAGGAGACGAACTCAAAGGAGCATTTGTCAAACTGATCGTCGAAGATAAAGGCGATTATGCTAAGTTTGATTATGCAGTAACTCAATTGCAAAACTCGGGTCTCGCTGATCTAAAAATTATTGAAGATCTTAGTGTTGATCTTGAAAATAATAATGCGGTGATGGAATCCGAAGACACAATGACCTTGTTAGATAACTACATAGATGAGATAGACCTAAGGGTCAGTAAAGATAATGTAAAAAGTTTATTGAGATCGTTGTATACAGAAGCAATTGAACTATAATGTTTATCTTAACAGACAAATTATCAGGCGGTATCTACGCAGTTCAGAATCAAGATATGAAAAAGACTGTACATATCTTTGAGGAGAAGGATGATGCTGTACGATATGTTGAGATGCTAAATGCAGATGATTATCCTGATGAATTAGAATTGATGGAAATCGATACTAATGTCGTTGCTATCAACTGCGACAAATATGGTTACAATTATTCTATTGTTAGAAAAGACGATCTTGTTATCCCACCCTCATGATTTTATTTGAAAGTATTCGTTGGAAGAATTTTCTTTCAACAGGTGATCAGTGGACTGAGATTGAACTCACTGAAAGTTCCTCCACTCTTATTGTTGGTGCCAATGGCGCAGGAAAGTCCACCATGCTGGACGCCTTGTGCTTTGCTTTGTTCAACAAACCATTCCGAAAGATCAATCGTGGACAGTTGGTAAACAGTATCAACGAAAAAGGTCTGAAGGTAGAAGTGTGTTTTACTATAGGTCGTGATGAATATCGGGTATTCCGAGGAGCAAAACCCAATGTCTTTGAACTTTACAAGAATAACAAACTGGTTGACCAGGACGCTGCTGCAAAAGACACCCAGAAATATCTGGAGCAGTCAGTCCTCAAACTCAATTTCAAGTCATTCACTCAAGTTGTTATACTCGGATCGTCAACTTTTGTCCCCTTCATGCAACTGCCTGCCGCTCACAGGAGAGAAGTTATTGAAGATCTACTCGACATCAATGTCTTCTCGAACATGAATCAATTGCTGAAGGATAGAGTCCGAACAGCAACTGAACAAAGCAAAGAATGTCAATACATGTTGAGTCTTGCAAGACAGAAAGTTGATGCACAGCAGAAACTAATTGGAACATTGGTGGAAGTTAATGAGAATAGGCAGGTAGAAAAGAATCATCAATTAGTTGTTAATCAGGATAAAGTAAAAACTTTAAAAGAAAGGATTGAAGAACGAAAGACAGATTTAGAAAATAGAGAGAAAGGTATCTTTGATACTACTGAGTACAATGATATGTTGGATAATCTGAAACAAAAGAAGTCTGATTATACAGCAAATCTCAAACGATGTATCAGCGACCATAAGTTCTATACTAAGCATGAGAATTGTCCTTCTTGTGGACAACATATTGATATGGAATTGCGTCAAGCAAAAACAGAATTGCTTGCAGCACAAGGAGTTGAACTAAACAAAGCAGTTCAACATGTAGAAACTCAATTGGATGATACTATTGATGTAATTAAAAAGATCAATGAAATTGCACTAGAGTTTAATAATGATAAAGCAGAACTCAATAATTGGGGAAGTGAATTAAATCGTTTAGAATCTGAAGCAGTAGAAATCAACAGAAAACTTCTTGAGTTGCAACAGAATACTCCCAACATTGATAGTGAAGAAGAAGTTCTTTTTGCTCTCAATAAAGAGTATATGGATACTCAGAAAGATTGTTCTGAAGTTAGTCGTCAGTTAGATGAGTATAATGTTACTGCAACTCTATTAAAAGACTCTGGTATCAAGCGTCAGATTATCAAGAAATACGTTCCCGTTTTCAATAATCTGATCAATAAATATCTGCATAGCATGGACTTCTTTGTCAACTTTACCCTTGATGAAGAATTCAATGAAGTTATCAAGAGTCGATTTAGAGATGAGTTTTCTTATTCTTCCTTCTCGGAAGGTGAAAAGCAGAAGATTGATCTGGCACTATTGTTTACATGGCGTGAAGTTGCTCGCATGAAGAATAGTGTTGCTACAAATCTTTTGATTCTTGATGAAGTTTTTGATAGTTCTCTCGATGCTTCTGGCACTGCTGAACTATTGCAAATTCTTCGTGGTCTTGGAAATGATTCCAATGTTTTTGTTATCAGTCACAAGGGTGAAATTCTTGTGGACAAGTTCCTACGAACAATTAAATTTGAAAAGATAAATGATTTCTCGAAGATGTCAGACGATTCGTAAAGCATGGAGAGTCTGGGCAAAGGCATTAGGTGCGAAGGATGGACGAACGAACAGAGAAGCTGATACTATTGCTGGCATACGCACCCTTATTTTTGTTTCTTACATGGTTACCAATGTGGCTATCGTTGCCAACGCGGTGAGGCATTGGGACAATAATAAAAGTGTCCACCCTATTGACCATTGCCGATCTGATCTGCTATGATGTATACATCTAAAGAATCCTATGATCAATCAAGAAGTTAAAGGAACCCTCGCCAAACTACTGGCAACCGAAAACCTCAACGTTGAGCATCGTCGGGTCAGCACTGCATCCTTTGATGTTGACAAGCGACTTTTGATTCTTCCTATCTGGAAGACTGCATCCTCTACAGTATATGACCTTCTGGTTGGTCATGAGGTGGGTCATGCTCTCTATACCCCCAACGTTGGGTTTGGTGATGCTCCTAAGGCGTTTGTAAACGTCCTAGAGGACGCTCGTATTGAGCGTATGATGAAGGTGACCTATCCTGGTCTTCGTAAATCTTTCTTTAAAGGATACAAAGAACTTTGGGATGATGATTTCTTTGGTGTCAAAGGTGAAGAACTCGATAAACTTCCTTTGATTGATCGTATCAATCTGTATTACAAAGGAAATACTGCTATCCCATTCGCTGATGATGAGATGCAGTTTGTTGATGCTGCAGATGTTACTAATAGTTTTGAAGAAGTTGTTGATCTTGCTAAGCGAGTTTATGAATATTCTAAAGTAAAACAAGAACAAAAAGAGCAGCAGTCTCCAGAAAATCTTCCTGAAATTGATATGGAAGGAGAAGGTGACTCTGCTGATGAAGAGGAAAAAGTACAACCAGAATCTTCTGACGAAGGTGGCGATGAAGATGGAGAAGATGAAAAAGACTGGTTTACAGATCGGGATCCTATGGATGAAGACTCTTATGGTGATGATGATCCTGCTCATCTAGATGTTCCTAGTTATGAGAAAGAATATGATGAGACTAAAAGTATTACTGAAGAAGCATTGCGTGATGCACTAGAAACACTGGTTGATGATGATCAGTCTGAGTGGATTTATCTTTCTCTTCCAGATGTTGATGTAGATAAACTTATTACTCCTGCTGCTACGATTCAGGAAGAACTGAACTGCTGGTTTTACGGCAGACCTTTTGAAGAAGAAAGCAGTCAGAATTACTACTTTAGAAATCTAGAGTATGCAATGACTAAGTATGATCAATACAAGAAAGACTCTAGAAAGACCATCAACTATCTTGTAAAACAATTCGAGATGAAGAAGTCTGCAGACGAGTATCGTCGTGCTGCCACTTCTAAAACTGGTGTAATCAATACTAATAAGTTGCATACTTACCTCTACAATGAGGATATCTTCAAGAAAGTTACTACTATTCCTGAAGGTAAGAACCATGGATTGATCATGCATATTGACTGGTCTGGTTCTATGAGTGATGTACTACTTGATACATTGAAGCAAACTTTCAATCTGGTTTGGTTCTGTAAAAAAGTTGGTATTCCTTTCCGTGTCTACGCATTCCAAGATGGTTATAGTCACTCAAGAGAAGAGGATGAAGAGGAAGTAGTGGCAGTAGAACCAAAGCAAAATCAACTTGCTATCAGTAAGAACTTCAAACTCCTAGAGTTTCTGTCATCTCGTCAGAACGCAAAGTCTTTGGAAAAGTCTATGCAACTAATCTTCCTCCAAGCATTTGCTATGGGTGGATGGAGGATTGGTTCTCATCCTAAGTTTGGTTTGGGTGGTACTCCACTGGTTGATGCTGTCCTTTGTACAAGGAAACTTGTATCTAAACTTAGAAATGTTGAGAAAGTTTCTAAGGTGAATGTGATTTGTCTTACTGATGGTGAGTCTAATCCCATTGCTTATAATATTGAGAATGACGCTGACTATCCTTGGGCAGATGAGTTCCGTCAAAAGTATCTGTGCCATGCATACAGAAGCACTTTCTTCTTGAAAGATCGTGAGACTGGATACACTCGGAAGATTTCTTCAGTTCCTTTTGAAACTACAAAGGAGATTGTATCTTTCTTCCGTGAGATCACAGACTACAACTGGATTGGTATTCGCATCTGCAGTAAAAACGAACTGACTAGAATTGTTCGTCACTTTGCATATGATGAATTCGATCAAGTTGATAAGCAATGGAAGAAAAATCGCTTCGCTTCTCTGAAGAATCAGGTTGGATTTACTGAAGCTTTCTACATGCCTAACCAAGGAATTGGTAGTGGATCTCATGAATTGGAAGTCAAACAGAAAAACGAGGTTGCAACCAAAGCAGAACTACAACGTGCATTCAAAAAGCACATGGGTTCTAAAATGACAAACAAAACAATCCTTAACGCATTCATCGAGCAAATTGCTTGACAGGTGCGTATAAGGAGTGTATACTCAGACAAGTTAACAATTTTACTAAATACAAAAAAATCTTGACTCATGAAAGACTCCTGTAAACGCATGACAGCGGGGCAATTCATCAAAAAACATGGTGATCTGTCCACTGTCTTTAATATGATTGTATCTGACTATTACGGCAACGACATTCAAGCACTAGAAGCAAATATCAAAAACAAAGAAAAGGGTGGAGATCGCGTCATCATCTTTGATAAGATGTTGGAGTGTATCGAATCGGTTAACCCCACCTTCAAAAAGATGCCTAAGGCACAGCAAGACCCTATTCGTAGAGAATATAGTCGTCTGATGTGGGAGCGTCGTCGTAAACTTGTTAATGATTGGAAGTCAAATGAGTCCTACGTTGAACCTCCAGTAAACAACGATTTCTCTGGTTTAGAAGAACTTCTAGTTGAGAATACCGATCAAGATCAGGTCACTTCAATTATCAATGCTGCAAAGCAGAATGATGCTAAGAAAGTTGTGATCGAAGGTGATCGTGTGGAGGTACACTTTTGAAGTGTAAAGTACAACTTTATATTGCTGGAACACTCTTCGATGAAATCGTAGTTGCTAGAGACTACGAACATGCTAAGAAGATTGCACTAGCAAGAAACCCAGAAGCAACTATTATGCATGTGACAGCAGTGTTCGATTGAATAACTGTCCTACGACCTGGCACAACGCCAGGTCTTCTGCTATAATATCTGTATAGACAACAAACAAATCCAATGCCTTTCGCTCCAAACCCTGTTACTACTGAACAACTGGTCAATGCTTTGACTGATCTTTATGGTTCAGAAGTCAACACTCCTCAGGTTCGCAGCACTGCAGATTCTCTGAAAGTATCTTACGCTACTGCTTGCAAACGCCTGAAGTCATATAAATCTGGTAAGGGCAAATGGAATCTCACTGCCCAAGAAATCGAACGTGCTTATGAAGCACCTTCTGCACAACCCGCTACCGAAGTCTCTTACGTTCCTGAAAAAGATGATACCTTCGTCCAGTTTGGCAACTATGCTCCTCTTAAAAAGATTGTTCAGTCCAATCGGTTTTATCCAGTCTTCATCACAGGTCTTTCTGGAAACGGCAAAACTCTCTCCGTTGAGCAAGTCTGTGCTGCAACAAACAGAGAACTGATCCGTGTCAACATCACAATCGAAACAGACGAAGACGATCTTATTGGTGGTTTCCGTCTTGTCAATGGGGATACTGTTTGGCACAATGGTCCTGTCATCGAAGCTTTGGAGAGGGGAGCTGTACTTCTTCTAGATGAGATTGATCTTGCTAGCAATAAGATTCTTTGCCTTCAGTCAATTCTGGAAGGAAAGGGTGTATTCTTGAAGAAAATCGGAAAATACATCAATCCAAAGGAAGGTTTTAATGTTATTGCAACTGCAAATACTAAAGGTAAAGGCTCTGATGACGGTCGTTTTGTTGGAACTAATGTTCTTAATGAAGCTTTCCTTGAGCGATTCCCAGTTACGTTTGAGCAAGAGTATCCCTCCGCTGCCATTGAAACTAAAATTCTATTGAATGCAGGAATCAATCAGGACTTCTCTGAAAAACTTGTCAGGTGGGCAGGTGTGATTCGTAAGACTTTCTTTGATGGTGGTGTTGATGAAGTAATTACCACACGTCGTTTGGTTCATATTGCTGACGCATATAGCATCTTTGGTGAGCGTATTTCAGCAATCAAATACTGCATCAATCGTTTTGATGAAGATACAAAGCAGTCCTTCATGGATCTGTACACTAAAGTTGATGCTGATGAAGACATGGAATGAATTATGTGGGAGTAGAAATACTCCCTCTTACTATCCTTTTATTATGTTCGACCCATCTCAATATGTTTCTTGGGATGATGTTGATGAATGTTTGTACAGGACTGATATGAAATGGGAACTTATCAGTCCTGATGGTATAAAAGATGAAGTTCCCACTTTTACATCTGCCTGGTATGGTGATTATCAGGAGACTCGTTACATCACACACAAAATCAAAAAAGGATATGGTTTTGTAATTACTAAGTATGGTCGTTATAATAAACGTACAAATGATTTATGTCGTGAAATCGAAAACACTCTTGACGTAACATCTGACCTGCATATCTATGGAGGTCATACTGGTTCTCATTCTTTCAAACCTCACAAAGATGAAACAGAAAACATCATCATACAAGTTGAAGGAAATACTCCTTGGATGGTATTTGATGATGAATTCAATCCACAACTTAATGTCACCTTATATCCTGGTGATGCAATCTTTATACCGAAAGGATGGTATCACCAAGCAAAACCTTCTAGCACACGTTTATCGATGAGTATTGCTATGTTCGATAAATCTAGAATTACTATTGACAGAGACCACTTGACTCTCAAACCAAATTGATCTATACTACTAAAAAGTTCCACCTTTATTATGAAGTACAATGAAGAGGAGTTACTGAAAGAACTCCGAGACTATATCATTGGCACTTACAATCAGCACTATGCAACTGATAGTATTCAGACGCTAGACCTGATTGATGCCTGTGGAGACGCTGAAGCATTCTGTCGGAGTAACATCCTGAAGTATGCATCTCGATATGACAAGAAAGGAACCGCCCGTCGTGACATCATCAAGATCTTACACTACGGACTTCTCCTTCTTTATTTCAGCGACAAATCTGCACCCCCTACTGAAGCGTACCCTCAATGACCGTAATCTCTCGTCCAACAATTGAAATCCTTAAGAACTTCTGTTCTATCAATAAATCCATTGTCATCAAACCTGGTAATAAACTCTCTACACTTAGCATAAATAAGAACATCCTTGCCATCGCTGAGGTTGATGAGCAGTTTGAGTCACAGATTTCCATCTATGACCTTGGTGTATTCCTTGGTGGTCTGTCTCTATTCGATCAACCTAAGATTGATACTACGCAAACCAACTATGTAACAGTTAGCGATCAAACTGGTCGCTCAAAGACTCGATATTTTTACGCAGACCCTGATATCATCACTCAGGCACCAGAGAAAGAAATTAGTCTTCCCTCAATTGATGTTAAGTTCCGTCTTGAGGCAGGTGTTTTGCAGCAACTTCAACGTGCTGCTAGTGTGTATCAACTGCCAGATCTTTGTCTTTATGGAACTGATGGTGTAATGAATCTGTGTGTAACAGATAAGAAGAACGATACATCAAATAGTTACTCTGTTGAAGTCGGAACTACAGAAGATTCATTCTGTTTCTGTTTCAAGGTAGAGAATCTTCGTCTTCTTCCTGGTGATTACAATGTATCTCTCAGTAAGAAGAATGTTGCTATGTTCCAAGGCGATGGAATCAAATATTATATTGCTCTAGAACCTAACAACTAATCCAATGAAACACATCTTGTTTACACTGAAGGGATGTCCCTTCTCTTTGTGTGATGATGAGTCCCATATTCGCAACATGCTAGTCAATGCTGCTACAATGGGTAGGTGTACATTGTTAGATGTGTCATCCCATAAGTTTGATCCTTATGGTGTAACTGCCATCGCTCTTCTTGCCGAATCACACATTAGTATTCATACTTGGCCAGAGAAGTGTATGGCAGTCTGTGATGTTTTTACATGTGGTGAAAACAATCTTCCTGACTCTGCAGCACAATACATGTTTGAACGCATGGAAGCAACAGAGTGGGAAGGAACTGAAATTAATAGGAAACTAGATGATGAATGATTTTTTGTGGGTTGAAAAGTATCGTCCTCAGAAAGTGGACGAATGCATTCTACCCGAATCTGTGAAGAATACCTTCCAGAGTTTTCTTGAACAGGGTGAGATTCCTAATCTCCTTCTGTCTGGAACTGCTGGTGTTGGTAAAACTACTATTGCTAAAGCACTCTGTCACGAACTGGGAG